ATCTTCACGCCGACCTTGTTATTTAGAAATACAGCCATGAGATTATTCCTCGTCTTTCTTGGTAGGTGCTGGCTTAGGTGTTGATGGTGCTACCTGCCCGATCTTGATCAGGAAGGCTTCTTGCTCTTTTTCCCACTCGGACATTTTAGCTCCAACTCGTTAGGACTGAGATATTGATATTACATGTAAGTAGATCACCAGAGACGGCACTGAGTACGGCTGGAGCCGATACCTCTGTGACGTTGTAGGTGTATGAGGATGTAGCGAGTTTATTGAAGACTCGCACAATATTATCCTCGATCCCGTTTAGGTTGCCTTCGTTATCCAACAATGGAACCATGACGGAAATAGTAAAGTTCGCCATAGGCGAGATAGTGGCATGCCATCCGTTAGACGGCGTAATGTAAGGATCGGCTGGTGAGATGATCACGCTGTTGGCGATGGGTGTTGCAGGTGGGAATGCGAATACTGAATACTTAGTATTGTCGACTAGAGCTGCTGCGATACCTGCGCGGAGTGTTGAAATGGCGGCCATTAGCCCACCATCGATCTCGGATCGAGATAAGGTGCTAGCAATCCACGAACACGCGCTAGAAGGGTATTGCCCATGCGATAAGGTGAAGGCTGATACCCATCGATAGTCACTCCGCCGCTTGATGGCGCTTGACGGCTCTGCCAGATATCAATCGATACCATGAGCGAGGCTTCTTGAATAGCCTTAACATCTGCCGGATCTAAATAGGTTGATGCCTTGATCGTCGCGTAAGGATTGAAAGGATGGTAAGGCGTATCTGAGACATGGTTAGTAGTAACTGTGATCTCGTGAGTATCCACGGATGTAATTGTCTTATTGCCGTTAAAGTGTGCGCCAGCGCCAGTGACGTTGATAGTCTGGCCGACGTAATAAATGTCCTTGACATTGATGTCAAAGTAAAGTGTGCCTACTGTGCCAGTGTTCTTATGAGCAATAGAAAATTCCGTATTACTCCATACGAAAGGAAGTAGGACATCATCTGCAGCGTCGCAGACAGATTGAAGGGTCGCGTCTGCATAGAGTGTTCCCACTCCGAGCGCGGCTCTTAATTCTGCAACTGTTGTCAGACTCATCCTGTGATCCTTTCTAAAGACTCGGAGGGTAGAAGGGCACTACCCTCCGAGCGACTTAGGTGGCTTACGCCTTGTTATTCTGGAATGCGCCTGCTGCAACCTTGGTTGCAATCGCGCCGTATCCGTAGTAACCAATCGTTACCTGACCTGCAGCTGTTGATTCAGCGCGGAGGCGGTAGGTTGGTGACTCGTACCATGTGTAAGCATCTGGGTTAACGATGAGGATTGTTCCATCTCCATCGCCAGCGTTTGTAGGATCGACGTAGAGGTTAAGACCTGCAACGTTACCTGTGAGTGATGTAGGTGCTACAACTCCGCCTGCGTTCATTGGCTGTGACGCTGTGTAGATTGGGCGGCCTGCATCGTTAAGTGACATGATGTTTGACCATTGTCCTGTAGATACAACCATGTTGCGAGCGAATGGGTTAGCAAGTCCTGCTGTTGCGCCATAGACAGAAGCTGATCCGCGAGCGACGATTCCTAGGAGTTCGGCTGCTGTTGGGTATGTTGCTACTGTTGTCGCATCAACTGTTGCACCTGCGATAAGTGCTGCGTTGACTGCTGCGTTGGTTGTCTTTGCATAAGCGGCTGCCATGTTGCGAACGAGTTCATCAAAGAATGCTGGAGATGTACGATCTAGCAATTCGACTGAGAATACTTGCTGGCCAGCATACTTCTGCACTGTTACTGAAAGGAATGCTGAGGTCTGATCTGTGTTAGAAAATGCATCGCCTTCTGGCTCGATTGCAACTGTTGGCATTGCGGTGATCTTTGGGATCTCAAATGTCATACCGGCATCTGGAAGCACTCCACGAGAGATTGCATCGATTGATGGGCGGATGGTCGTACCGAGTGGGTTGATGATTTCAGATAGCTGACGTGTTGGTACTAGACCAGCGTTGTCGGTTGTATCTGCTGCCGCTGCGATCCATTGACGAGCTGAATCGTCTCCGAGTGCTGCGCGGATTGTGTTCTCTGCATACTTTGCTGCAGTTACTTCAATACGTGGCTTTGTGTAAGCCATTGCTGTTACAGCAGGGCGAGCAGCTTCAACTGCGGCAGCCTCAACTGTAGGTGTTGCTTCGACTGCTGGAGTGTTTTCCACTGTGGCTGTCTCGCTTTCTGTTGGTTGGTTGGTTTCTACAGCTTCGGTTTCCGCTAATGCGGTTTCTTCTGCTGCAATGCTAGTGATTTGAGCCGATTTAAATGCTGGCTCTGTGACGGCGCTGACCTCGCGCAAGACGCTTGAAGTTACATGTAAAACGCCATCTTTAGGTTTAGATGATTTGACTTCTACGCCCACACTCAGACCTGTTACCAGTCCTTCCTGTGCCATTAATAAATAGTCTGTCGCTTTGCTACTGCGACTTAACTTAAAGGTAGCGTAAATGCCATCGCCTTCGCGAATTTCAAAACTTGAAGCCCGACCCAAAGGTTGCTTTATGTCATGTTGCGCCAAAAGACGGACAGACTTTGCATCTGGAATCTCTATTGAATCGGGTTCAAAAATGACTGCGCCTGCGCTCGTATTACCAATTTCGCCTGTTCCCATTGGCACGATTTTGCCTGAAATCTCGCGTGTGTCCATTGAGGCTGTAAGTTCAGCCGCTTCCAAAGTAAAGAAGGTTAAATCGCTCATATCATTCCTTCGCTTCCGTTAGGTGTTAGATCGGTCATCGCCATCGCTTGCTCCTGGGTGATTAACTGGAGATCAAGCATCTCGCGAATGACTGCTAATTCTGCAAGTGGGTCTGTGCGTAAATAATTCTTGTCGATGTCAAATTTGACGATGTTGCCGCGAGCTGTGATGTCATCCATCGATAGGCGATCCTCGATGGCTGAAATGAAAGGTTGCATGGATAGCGTGAGGAATTGACGGCGCTCATCTTGCACGTTGGCGTAGGTCATTGTCGTATTCTGATCTGCCGATACATAATAAGGAGGCACGTTGCAAAGGCGAGCGATCTCTGTCGCAAGATTCTGGATAGCCTCGTTGTACATCATATCTTTAGGGCTGAATCCGACTGCCTCATACTGGAGAGTGGAAGTTAGGTAAGCCGTAGAGCGATTAAGACGAGCGTTCTTCCATGCGGCAAGTAATCCCTGTACCTCAGAAGGTGGAAGGTCTGCGCCAGAGTTACGGATATAACCTGTAGCCATTGGAGTCGCCGCTGCAACTACGCTGGCCTTTTGGATGTCAAGGGCTGCACGAATAGTCGATACACCTGTGTTAAGAATGCCGTCATTGAGTGACTGGAATGTAATGAGTGATCCCAGACCATCCATAGGCACGGTAGTGCCATCGATAGCGTATGACTTTACGAAGACATTATCGCGATCAAGTGTCGCGGTGACTCGGCTGTTAGCAATCCACTCGAATCGAGATGGTCTACCGTCTTCTTGATATGTTTCTACTACTTGCCAGAATGCTTGGCCATAAAATAGAAGTGAGTCGACTGTGTAAGCGATAGTCACTGATCGAGGTTGATGGTATGAAGGTTGATCAAGCCATAGAGGCTTTCCTAATTCTTCACCTGTTGATTTCTTGTAAAGTTCAAGTGGGATCGTGCCGATTGTGCCAGCGAGTAGGTTACGGCATCGAGCTAGTGCCGGGACTCCCAGAGCCTCGGTGCGTCCGACGTAAGCGAACTGAAATGGCATCGCGTAAGGTGAATACTCACCTAGAACCTGCGGTGCGTATTGCGCTTCGACATTGGCCTTCGGTGTTGCGCCTGTGAGGCGCGAAAGGATACCCATAGAGGGCAATTATACACTACATGTAGGTCATTCTGTGTAGATACGCGCTACCTGTTGTGGCTTCATTAACATCGACACCGTCATTGCTAGTGAAATCGGCGCGCTAATATCGCCGGCTGATTTCCTTTTCACGATACGCCACGCTGAGTCATTAACTTTTGCCGCGCAGTTATTCATCTGTTTAATCAGCTCATCTTGTCCGTTATGGACTACTCGACTGTTCACGAGACCATCAAGTAAGTCCGAGCAAGCCTGATAGAACTGTTGGCCTGACACGTCTTGCGTTATCTGTCCGGCATTGGCAAGGCGCTCGGCGATTGACTGCGTTGCGTACTTGTCATAACAGATCATTTTCGGACGATACTGATCAGCCCACGCTTTGATCTCGGCTGCAATCTTTAGATCATCGACCGAGACTTGAGACTCCCACGTCTGGAGGATACCGACTCCGATTCTTCCGTCACCCATAATCTGACCAGCAACGAGGCTCGCATTGCGGCGAGATGGAGATACATCGAAGCCAAATACTGTATAGCCGCCGATCGGAATCGTGAGCGTGGCATCGGAGGTTGCCTCAAGTACGCCATGAGGCCACGGACTTTGTAAAGAATCAATCCATTGACATAGAAGCTCTGTTCTAGTGTCCTCGATCTTATTAGTAGCAACAGCTTCTTCAAGTGACTCCTCCGTTATCGTGTATCCGAGGGCAGGGTTAGCCATTGCCCATCCTGCTCGGTCTGTGATCTTGCAATATTGCGGTGCGCTGTATTCATAGAATCCGAAAGACTTAGGAGGCGCGGATAAGGCTCTTTCTCTTAACGTGTTTAGTGTCTCCGAGAAGGCATCCCCGGCATTCGATGTCAGTAGTGTCTGGCTATTAGGTCTTGCGCGAGTAGTCGGAATCGCGGCTGTGTATCCGTCTTTAGATATCTCTCGGACTTCATCGATCCAGAGGAAGTCGGCAGTACGTCCACGAGATGAGTCACGAGTATCAGATACGAGGTCAAGTGTTGCACCGTTAAGTAGCTCTATTCGTTCTCCACCGTTAGCATATCTAATCGCTTTAGTACCTGCCTTCAGGTGAGGTGCGTTCTCGATGATCCACGCGATCTCTCTAAAGGTCATCAAGGCTGTTGCTCGGTTAGAGGACATGATCAGATGCTTAGTCTCGCCTCCATAGAACAGACCCCAGATCACTCTCATACGTCCTAAATGAGATTTACCATTCTGTCGTGCTACGAGTAGTAGAGAAGTCTTACGAATGTAGTTACCTTTAGCGTCAATTCGCATCATGTCATCAAGCATCCAGCGTTGCCACGGCAATAACGGTGTGCCTAGATCCTCTGCCATCTTAGCGACTTCATCGGCTCTAGTTTTGCCCTTAAGAAGTGGACTGTGAAGCCTTGCTTTAGTTGCCCCTCGTAGCGGCTGTTTACGAGGCGGCATCATTCACCATCGATCGGGACTGGTCGGGCTGAGAATGGACTGTCTCGGTGAACTTCGGATCGCATTGGGGATATATTGGAAGA